AAAAAGCGAATTTCCAACAACATCAAAGGTATTAAATACAATCTGGAACGTGCGATGCAGCTTACCGGAAAGACAAAATTCAAGACGGAACTGTTCAGCTTTGGCATCCAGAAGAACCCGCCGGCGGTAGTGATTGACAATGAGGAGGATATTCCAAAAGAGTATTACATTCCACAGGATCCGAAGCTGGATAGAACAGCGATTAAGAAGTTTCTGAAAGACAATGAAGTATCATGGGCGCATCTGCAGCAGGGTGAATCGCTGCGGATCAGATAGGAGGGTGTTATGGCAATTCCAGTATTAATCATTGGCAGATCCGGAACAGGCAAAAGTACAAGCCTTCGGAACTGCGTAGATAACCCTGATTGGAATCTGATCAGGGTATTAAATAAGCCGCTTCCATTCAAGGGAAAAATCAATGGATGGAACACAGATAATTATCAGCAGGTCATGAAGTGCCTGATCGCATCAAAGGCAAATAACATTGTCATAGATGATGCCGGGTATCTGATCACAAATATGTTTATGAACGGACACAGCTCAGCCGGTGGTGGAAATGGGGTGTTCACCCTGTACAACCAGATTGGGGATCACTTTTGGAATCTAATCCAGTTTATTTCTGAGAAGGTTCCGGAAAACAAAATTGTGTATGTGATGATGCATGAGGAATCCAATGATCTGGGAGAAATCAAACCAAAGACTATCGGCAAGTTGCTGGATGAAAAGGTTTGCATTGAAGGGATGTTCACTGTAGTACTCCGCTGTATGGCAGAGGGCAATAATCATCTGTTCGTGACACAGGCGGCAGACGGAGCAGTAAGCAAGTCCCCAATCGGCATGTTTGCTGATCTGACGATTGATAATGACATTTTACTGGTTGAAAAAGCAATCAGAGAATATTACGAGCTTGGAGGTAAGAAAGAAGATGCAGAAACCAAATGATTACGATAACACACAGGCCCAGGGCGAATATATTCCGGTGGAGCTGGGCGGACATAAATTGGTCATCAAGCAGGTGACCGAGACAACTTCCAAAACAGGAAAACCAATGATCGTTGTTTGTTTTGATTTTGCACCGGATGATGTGCAGCCTGGATACTTCATGGAGCAGTTCAAGAACGATATCAGACCGGATAAGAAATGGCCGAATCAGGCCACACAGTACGTTTTAACGGAAGATGCTGACGGTAACTGCAGTCGTCCATTCAAAACATTTACGACCTGCGTTGAACATTCCAATACAGGATTTGCTACTAAATGGGGTGATAACTTTGGCGCACAGTTCAAAGGAAAAAAAATCGGCGGTGTGTTCGGTGAGCAGATGGATTATTACAATGGTAGGGAAATGACAAAACGTGTGATGCGCTGGTTTGTTTCAGTGGATAAGGTGGCAACTGCAGTTATTCCGGAAAAAAATGAAACACAGGCATATAAAAACCATATGAATGGATATGCTGCAGGAGCCACACCGGCAGGTGACGGTTTTATGAATATTCCAGCAGGAATTGATGAAGAACTGCCATTCAATTAAGGCGGTGATCTGGCTTGCAGATTCAGGTAGATACCCGAGAGCATAAAAAAGAATGGGAACGGGTTCAGAAACAATTTGACAAAATAGAGGACATACAGTATTTCCGGTCCAAGCTGTATGTTGGTGACTACCAGTCTTTGGATAATCCGAGACTGGTAATTGACCGGAAGAAAGATTTGCAAGAGTTGTGTGGTAACGTCACGCAGCAGCATGAAAGATTCAAGGCGGAGCTGATCCGGGCGATGCAGGCAGGAATACAGGTGGTTATATTGGTGGAACATGGCACTGATATCAATTGTTTGGAAGATGTCTATTTCTGGGAGAACCCAAGAAAGCACCGGGTCATTTGGCGGACCATTAATGGTCAGAAGGCTAAGACAGTCATATCTGAACGTGCCGTTGATGGAAAGCAGCTTTATAAGAGTCTTTGCACCATTCGGGACAGATACAATGTCCGGTTTGAATTTTGTAGCAAGAAAGAAACGGGAAAAGAAATCATCAGGATCCTGAGAGGAGAATAGTCATGGCAAGACCCTTGAAAGAAGGGATTGACTACTTTAGCTTGGATTGCTACATGGATGACAAGATTAAAATGATACAGGCTGAATTTGGCTTAAAAGGATTTGCGATAGTCGTTAAGCTCTGGCAGATGATTTACCGGGAGCATGGTTATTATTGTGAGTGGGATAATGATCGCGAACTTCTCTTCAAGTCTGAGGAAGGTTTGGAGAGCGGTTCTAATTTAGTAAAACAGGTGATAGATGCTTGTATCAAGAGAGACATTTTTTCAAAGGAGCTTTTCGAAAAATACCATATCCTTACATCCAGAGGAGTGCAGAAAAGGTATTTAGCCGTAACAGCCAAACGGAAAAAAGCCGAAGTGAAAAAAGAGTACTCTCTGCTTCAAGTCACCCATAAACAGGTTAATGACGGAAAAAACGCAGTTAATGACGGAAAAAACGCAGTTAATGACGGAAAAAACCAAGTTAATGAAGTCAATAATACACAAAGTAAAGTAAAGGAAAGTAAAGTAAATAATAGTGCTCCCGCACCTGCTCCGCCTGATCCTCCGGAAGACGATGATGAGTGGGAAGATCCAGAAGAATCTCTTCGTAAATGGGAGGCATGGAAAGCCCAACGGGAGAAGAATGATGAATCATGAGCAGGAGATTGTTGGAATTAAAGCACAGATTGCCATACTGGAAGAATTGCAGGCTGATTGTATGGATGGAAAGCTCTGGCATATCTACATGCGGATGATTGATGATCTGAATCAGAAACTAGATGAACTGACAAGAGGTATTGGAAATGGGAATGTATGAATTTAATCCAGGCGATGCGATGAGATTTGCGCGCTGGTATGGAGCAAGGACAAGACAGATAGGTGATGAGCTTCGCTTTGCGGAGTGCCCATATTGTAAAGGCAGAGGGCATGATAAAGATACATTTTCCATCAACCTTAATACCGGACAGTTTAAGTGCCTGAGAGCTGGATGCGGAGTTACCGGCAATATGCTGACATTATCCAGGGATTTTGATTTCAGTCTTGGAAATGAAGTGGATGAATACTATCGTCCCAAGAAGCAATATCGGAGCTTTAAGACACCGGCAGAACCAATCAAACCGAAAGAGCCGGCAGTTGCTTATCTGGAATCACGCGGTATCAGCGCAGCGGTTGCAGAGCGGTACGAAATCACAACTTTGGAGAAACAGCAGAATATTCTGGCTTTCCCATTTTACGATGAAACAGGAAAGCTGAGATTTATTAAATACCGGAAGACAGATTTTGACAAGGCGAAAGACAAAAATAAAGAGTGGTGTGAAAAAGACTGTCGACCGATCCTATTTGGCATGAAGCAGTGCAATGATAAATTCGATCGGCTGATCATAACAGAAGGACAGCTTGACAGTCTGAGTGTGGCAACAGCAGGGTTTGAGAACGCGGTATCTGTTCCAACCGGGGCAAAAGGGTTTACCTGGGTGCCGTATTGTTACAACTGGGTGAGCAAGTTCGAGGAGATCATAGTCTTTGGAGATTTCGAAAAGAACCATATCACACTGCTAGAAGAGGTTGCCAGACGTTTTCCTTGTCGGATAAAGCATGTTAGGGAAGCTGATTACAGGAATTGTAAGGATGCAAATGAAATGCTCCAGAAATACGGTACAGAATGTGTCAGACATGCTGTGGAAAATGCCGTGTATCTTCCGGTGAATCATGTGCTGCCATTATCAGAAGTGGAAAATGTAAACATTTACGAATTGGAAAAGGTAAAGAGCGGCATCAACGAACTGGATAAAATGCTCTATGGAGGCCTGCCGTTTGGAATGGTCTGCGTCATAGCAGGTAAGCGTGGTGATGGTAAGTCAACACTGGCCAGTCAGATCATTGCCCATGTCATAGATCAGGGATATGCAGCGTTTACATATTCGGGGGAACTGCCGAATTATTTGTACAAAAGCTGGTTTGACTTTCAGGTAGCCGGTAGGCATCACATCGTAGAAAATCAGACAGAGTATGGAACGGTGAATCGGTTTATTACAAATGCAAATCAGGAGCTGATCAATGCCTGGTATCAGGAAAAGGCATTTATTTATGACAACCGGATTGTTGAGAATGATGAAAAGGAAGATCTGCTCAAAAGCATTGAGCGCTCCATTCAGCAGTATGGTGTCCGGGTGATCCTGATCGATAACCTTATGACAGCAATGTACATTGATGAGCAGCGTGGCAGTGATCGGTATGAACAGCAGGGGCAATTTGTTCGGAATCTGACGAAACTGGCAATCAAATACAACTGTCTGATTCTTCTGGTAGCACATCAGAGGAAGAATGGTTATTCCACGGATATCAACGATGAGGTCAGTGGATCTGGTGATATCACGAATCTTGCAGGACTGACGATCGGGTATAACCGGGGAAACAGTGATGAGATTGGAAAGAGTATGAGCACGGATCAGCGTAAGTTGATTGTGGCAAAGAACCGGTTGTTTGGAAAGATCAATCTGGATGGAATCATTCTGGATTATGATGAGCGGTCAAAAAGGATATATGGAGCTGGGGATGATCTGGATTATCAGTATGACTGGGATAAGTTGGATGGATTTTACAGTGCTGATATTGATGAGTCAGACGAGTGCCCGTTTAAGTAGGAGTAATATTATGCATGAGAAAATACAGGATGTCATGAATATGGTATGGAAGAATTATAAAGATTACCGGCGGTCCGGGGATATGCGGCAGTACACCAAGCAGATGAGTGCATTGGTGGAAAAGTACAAAGACAATCCGCTGCTGCTGCAATTTGCTGAGAATATGGCAATCACTTATGCGCCGGTAATTAATGCGATAGCAGAGGAGAAGAGAAATGGGTAAAAGCTGTTGTGGAACATATTTCGGATCACGGACGGTTCGTCAGATTCCGGCTGCATTTCGTAAACTGTTTTGGGGAACGTACAAGCTATATCGAATCATTTACCATGAATGAATTGACAGAGATGATGAAAAGTGGGGAACTGGTGAGAGCGTAGAGTTTGGTTAAATCTTGGATAACCTTGGATGAATTAAGACAAGGTGGAAAGGAAAGTAAGGAATGAAAAATAATGATTTTATGAACAAACGTTTGACAAAGGATGCCGGGGAAGCGTTCTCACCGGCAAGATACAGCTTAAAAAGCGGAAATGATGCCATTATAAGCCCATACAAAACATACGAACTGTTTTTTGAAATTACCTTCATGGTAATTCAGAAACTGGGAGCGTATGAAGATATTGGAACGCCAGATGAATGCCTGGAAGCAATGCGAACAGCCAGAGCATACCAGGCGCAGTACCTTGATAATATAAAGGATCCGTTGGAACCATTGAAAATTAGTAGTGCGCTAAAAAGTGAACTGTTAAAGCTTCAATTTAGAAAGACAGAGAAGCCGGAAAGTATTAGTCCGCTGGACTACACGGTTATTGCAGCACTGAAGGAAGCTCTGGAAAAGAGGTTAGGAGAAGATGGAAAGTAATTGGATAGATATCAATGACAGACTTCCAGATCCGGGAGAATATGTGCTGGTGTCATTCGAAAATGAATGTATTACCACTGTGGATATCGGAACGTATAGAATCGATGCGGATGGAAATGGAGCATTTTATCACTGTGATGATGATGTAAGCTATGCAACTTTTGGAATATTTGTTAATGCATGGATGCCACTGCCGGAAATATACAGGAGAGAGGAATAGATGATGATTATCAAATCTGTAAAATTAGAGAATTGGGCGAAGAGCCAGAAGAGAGTAACTATTGGAAGAATCAGAAAAGAGTTCGGCGTGGATGAGAACATGGCACAGGTTTATTACGATTATCTGAAGAGTACAGGCATCGTTGGCAGAATGGGGATGGTAAGGCATGAAAAAGACTGATGAACAGTTACAGCAGGAAGTGAAAGAGATACGACGGTTTGTGGATGGGGACAGCAAACAGAATGCAAAGAAAGTGATTCCGATTGCATATAATGCGACAATTGGAACGATGATAGGCTACTGTCCAGTGTGCGAAACAATTCCATTACGGGAATGTGATTGCGCATATTGCCCGAACTGCGGGCAGAAATTAGATTGGAGTGACGCACATGAGATTAATTGATGCAGACAAATTACTGGTTCATCTGAACGACTGTGCACTGTCAGCATCACCAGGTAGTGGAAGCCTTAAAGACCGGATGATTGCCAGGGTAGAATATGATGCCATCCAGAACTGCATGAAAGCAGTAGAGAGTCAGCCGACAGCTTATGATACGGATGAGATAGTCTGCAGACTGGATGATACATCTTTTCTGGTAGCCACAAGTAAAGCGTTTTGGGACGATCCGCAAAATGGCAAATATGTGGAAAATGTGGTTCGGTTATCGAATGCGATAAAGATAGTAAAGGAGAGTGAATAGCGATGAACGAAAGATTCTTGGCGAAAGCAAAATGTATTAAATCAGGTGAATGGGTAGAGGGATATTATTGCAGAATCTCTGAGACAACATATTGTCCGATCGGAGATGTACCACCGGTTCCGGTGCATCATTACATCCTGCACGAAACAATGACAGATTGGGGACTACCAAACAGATTTTTGCAGTATGAGGTTGATCCGGATACTATTTGCCAGTGTACTGGACTTAAGGACAAGAATGGCAAGCTGATTTTTGAGAATGACATCATGGAAGGACGTATTGACGATCTTTTTCCGGAAGATATCTCACGATTCAAAGTAGCGTGGAACGGCAACGGATGGGTAGCAGTACAGGCTGGATGCATCGACAGGGAATATATCAGTGAATTTGAAATAGAGAATTACGAAGTAGTTGGAAATGTCAATCCTTGATTACCTTGCAGCAGTCGGCGGCAATCCGGAATGGAGCCTGTCATTTTTACAATGGCAGCATCTACAGGGTAATATACAGATACAAAGTGGCAGCAGGGCAGAGCTGCAAGAGAATAAGGGAGGAGATGCCGTTGGAGAAGATGACAAAGGAAAGACTGAAAGCGTATCGGAGCAATAAAGCTGAGATACTGGAATTGGATTATGCTATGCAGAACCGCTGGAAGTCAGATACGATGATCGGGAATGATGTAATAATTGATTACAGCAAATATTATCCGATGCCACAATGTGTGGTTGGGTTCGACCAGGAGAAATACGAACGATTGCAGGACCGTGATCTTAAGCGGAAGAAAGCTCTGGAGCAGGAGTGTAAAGAGGTGGAGCAATTCGTAGATGCGATACCGGACAGTCTGGCACACCGCATCTTCCGGAAGCTGTTCATTGATGGCAGGAAGCCGGTGACGCAGGAGCAGGTTGCAAAGAGTGTGCATCTGGACCAGAGCAGAATTAGTAGAAAAATTGATGATATTCTGAAAAACGCATAAAATGCATAAAAAACATATATATAATAATACTTGAGCCAAAGGCGGAAACCGGCGGCTCAGTGGTATGATTATATGCAAGGAAAGAAAAAAGAAGTCCGGGTAGCTAATCCGAACTTCTTGATTCTCTCATACCCATTTGGTCTTTATAATGACATAAGTAATAATTGCCAAAAGCAATCCAAATATCTTAGGATTGCATGTTGTAATGGCAACTTGTATGTACTGAGCAATGTCTAGCCAAAAAATTCCCAAAATGAATAAGAGACAATCCTTCTCAAGCACCACCTTGATTAAATCCATTTGTTTTTCCTCCTGTTAGATTTTATCTGGGCTTACACTTCGCACTAAAAAGGTTCAGACGCCCAGGAGAAAAATAGTGGTGATTGATTAGGATGTAACGTTAAGAAGAAAAATAGGATAATAATCAAGGTGGTGCTTAATTATTTAGTCGGCCAACTTGTGTTGGCTTATGCCGTAACTTGTACATTTGCATCAACCTCCTTTTCTTTGTACGTTACATAAACAGTATACCATATTAAAACAGTATTTCAATTAAAAATTGAGGCAGCAGGATTTACCTGCTGTCTTTTCTTATGTCAAAAATATGAAGATAGAAAGGTGGTGTTGCGGGATGGTGAAACTTACAGCCAAGCAGCAGAGATTTTGTGATGAGTACCTAGTTGATCTGAATGCAACACAGGCAGCTATCAGGGCAGGATACTCAAAGAAAACGGCGTCCGTTATTGGTATTGAAAACTTAAGAAAACCTAATATTAGTGAATATATAGAAAAACGAATGGCTGAAAAAGAAGCACAACTCATTGCCGATCAGGATGAAGTACTGAAATATCTCACTTCCGTTCTACGTGGTGAGAGCCGATCGACAGAAATTGTGGTGGAAGGAACAGGCGATGGCTGTTCAGAAGCCAGATCAATCGAGAAGAAACCATCTGAAAAGGACCGGTTAAAGGCGGCAGAGCTGCTTGGTAAGAGATACGGTTTATATACAGAGAAAATCGAAACAGACGTTGACATGGAACTCAACATCAATATTGATTATGGAGAGGATGATTCCGGATGAACATAAACGTCCAGATGAATCCCTGCTTCAAAGAAGTAGACCGAAGCAGAAAACGCTATATTGTCATGAAAGGATCTGCCGGATCAGGAAAGAGTGTTGATACGGCGCAGAATTATATCCTGCGGCTGATGAAGGACAAGGGCCGGAATCTGGTATGTATCCGGAAATCAGATATCACGAACCGGGACAGCACATTTGCAGAGTTGACAGGCTCTGTATACCGGATGTTTGGGGATAAGGCGGACCGGTACTGGCAGATCAACATGTCACCGTTGAAATTGACCTGCCGGGCAAACGGCAATCAGATTATTTTCCGTGGCATGAATGATGAGAAGCAGCGTGAAAAACTGAAATCCATTACCTTCCAGCGTGGAAAACTGACGGATGTATGGTGTGAGGAAGCAACGGAGCTGACACAGGCAGATCTGGAGATCATCGATGACCGTCTGCGTGGTGAACTTCCGGAAGGACAATTTTATCAGATCAGGCTGACCTTTAATCCGGTGAACAAAAACCACTGGATAAAAAAGGTCTTTTTTGATATTCCGGATCCAAATGTGCTGACACATCATAGCACTTACTTAAACAACCGGTTCATAGACGAGGCATATCGAGCCAGAATGGAGAGACGAAAGATTGTCGATCCGGAAGGCTATCAGATCTATGGACTGGGTGAATGGGGCGAGATCGGCGGTCTGATTCTTCACAACTGGGAAGTACGGGAGTGCAGCCAGAATATAGCAGATTATGATGATTTTGCAATCGGGCAGGACTTTGGTTTTAATCATGCCAATGCTATCCTGCCGCTCGGCTGGAAAGATGGAAACATCTATATCCTGCGTGAGCTGTATGGATTTGAAAAAGATACCGCTGAATGGATTGCAGAAGCAAGTGCAGCGGGTATTCCGAAAAAGCGGCAGATGTGGTGTGACTCAGCGGAGCCTGACCGAATCAAGATGTGGAAAGATGCCGGATTCCGGGCAAAGGGAGTCGACAAGGGCGGTTCTGCCGGATCTGTGAAAGCACAGATTGAATGGTTGAAGGGAAGCCCGGATCCAAAGGATAAGAGCAAGGTGATTGCCCGAAAAATATTCGTGGATCCATCCTGTACCAATACCATCAAAGAATTGCAGCAGTGGAAATGGAAAAAGGATGAAAAGACAGGAGAATACCTGGATGAACCGGTGTCTGTAATGGATGATGCCATGGCAGCGCTGCGATATGGAGTAGAAGGCTGGCGGAAGGCAAAACGCTGGCTCATATAATAGCGAGAATTGCCAGAAAGGAAGAAATATGCTGACAACAGAAGAAATAAGACAATTCATGGAAGAAGATAACGCTTCCAGAAAAAAGCAGTTTGCCAGGAAAGGACAGGCATACTATGATGGCGATCATGACATAAAGGATTACCGGCTGTTCTATTACAACGAAGATGGGGACCTGGTGGAAGATAAGACACGGAGCAATGTGAAAATAGCACATCCATTTTTTACAGAACTTGTGGACCAGGCGGTACAGTATATTCTTTCTGGCGAGGACGGGTTTGTAAGGACAGATGATCCGGTACTGCAGAATGAACTGGATAAATATTTCAACCAGAATGAAGATTTTATTGCAGAGTTATCTGAAGCACTGACCGGATGCCAGGCAAAAGGCTTTGAATATATGTTTGCCTACCGCAACAAAGAGGATATGTTGTCTTTTATGTGTGCGGATTCGATTGGTGTGGTGGAAGTCAGGGAAAAAGATACTGACGATGGCTGCGCTTATGTGATCTATTGGTATATTGACCGCATTGATAAAGGCGAAAAGACAATCAAACGTATCCAGGTATGGGATTCTAAAAAAGTATATTATTACGTTCAGAGTGACGAGGGAGAGATTGCACTGGATGAATCCGAAAAAATCAATCCAAAGCCACATGTTACATACAAGAAAAAAGGGGATAAAGCCATTTACTACAAAGATTTTGGCATGATCCCTTTTTTTCGTCTGGACAACAATAAAAAGCAGTTCAGCAGTTTAAAGACAGTAAAGGATCTGATCGATGATTATGATCTGATGGCATCCAGTCTGTCGAATAATCTGATTGATTTCGACACACCGATTCATGTGGTCAAAGGCTTCCAGGGAGATGACCTGGGCGAATTGCAACAGAATCTGAAAACAAAGAAGATCATCGGTGTGGGTGAGGACGGTGGTGTAGAAGTCCATACCGTAGATGTCCCCTATCAGGCAAGAGAAGCGAAACTGAATCTGGATGAGAAAAACATCTATCGTTTTGGAATGGGGCTGAATACAGCCGGTTTAAAGGATACCAACGCAACCACAAACATTGCAATCAAATCGGCATATTCTCTGCTGGATTTGAAATGTTCAAAGTTGGAAATCAAGCTGAAGCAGATGCTGCGTAAACTTGTGAAGCTGGTGATTGATGAAATCAACGAGAAGGGTGAGACCGCTTACCAGACCAGTCAGGTGTATTTCGAATTCGGGCATGAAGTAATGTCAAATGAACAGGAAAATGCACAGATTGCTTTGAATAATGCACAGGAGCAGCAGACACGTATTAATACACTGCTTTCACTGGCGGCACAGCTTGACAATGAAACGTTGATGAAAAATATCTGTGATGTTTTAGATATCGATTACGAGGAAATCAAAGATAAACTTCCGGATCCGGACGAAGCGGACAAGGATTTGAGCAAAGCACAGGACATTTTGGATGGGGTGAATGCAGATGACGAAAGAACAGAAGGCGGTACTCCAGAGCCAACTGAATAGTGAAAAGAGAACGCTGAACGAACTGAAACAGGTATACCGGCGGGCATTAATGGACTGTGAAAAGAAAATCATGGAGCTGTCTGCCAGAACGGATCTGGAAAACCTGCAATCCATCATTTACCAGACACGATACCAGGAAGTGATCCGGCAGCAGTTGGAGGGAATCTTGGCAGCACTGCAGTCCGATTCCTATTCGACAGTGTCTGATTACCTGTCCCGGTGCTATCGGGATGGCTATATCGGTGTGATGTATGATCTGCATGGTCAGGATATTCCACTTATTATGCCGATTGACCAGAAAGCCGTGGTTGGGGCAATACAGACAGATTCCAAGATCAGTAAGGGTTTGTATAACCGTCTGGGAGAGGATGTTGGAAAATTAAAGACTTCCATCCGGGCGGAAGTGTCCCGGGGAATTGCGGCAGGATTTACCTGGAATGAAGTGGCTACGAAGCTGGCAAAGTCATTTAAGACAACAGAATTTTCCAAGGCATACAATAATGCAATGCGGATTGTCCGAACAGAAGGGCACCGCATACAGGTTCAGTCAGCTATGGATGCACAGCAGGTGGCAAAGGACCATGGTGCAGACATCGTAAAACAATGGGATGCAACATTGGATGACAGAACCAGAGAAACGCACCGGATGCTGGACGGTCAGATCAGAGAACTGGATGAGCCGTTTGAGGTTGGTGGAATGCAGGCAGATGCGCCGGGAATGTTTGGAATCGCTGCACAGGATTGTAACTGCAGGTGCGCACTGCTCCAACGAGCCAGATGGGAACTGGATGAAGATGAGCTGAATACCTTGAAAGAACGTGCAGAGTTCTTTGGACTTGACAAGACAAAGGATTTTGAAGATTTTAAGGAGAAATATTTTAAAGCAGCGGAGCAGTATGAGGACAGAAAAGAAAAAACGATAAAAAATAATGTAGATGCTGCAGATATTCTCACACAGGAAGAAACAATTGAAAAGGCAAAGAAATACGGTCAAGAATTATTGGATGATGTTTCGGTATTAAAATATGATAATGGTGATCCAATTACAGACTATTTGAATTTTAAGTTAAAATATGATGCTTTGCCGAGGGTGATTTCTGATGCAGAATTTGAAAATGAAAAAGTAAAAAACAGGTTTGGTACCGGGGAGTTGCAAGCACTTCTGACATGTCTGCAAAAGATATGGTAGAAGCGTTTAAATATGGAAAAATGTATGCTGGCCGCGGAGTTTACGGATATGGTACCTATGCAGATAAAGATAGGAAAGTAGCAGAACTCTATGCTGGCAAAGATGATTCTGGTCGAATTATTGAAATGTTATTAACAGATGATGTAAAAACAGTTGATTTTGTAGAAATATTTACAGAATACGAAAAAACGGGAATTCCCAAAATTGTTGGCAATAAACCAGAGGCATATCAGGACATTCTTGGAAATGTTGGAGCTTATGCTGCAGTCAAAGGTTATGATGCAATTCTTTTAAATGGTTTTCAGAATAAACAGCATGTGGTAATATTAAATCGTGGTAAAGTAATCGTTAAGGAGTGATATGGGATGAATAGACAAGATGTGGAATGGAGCAAATTTGCTTCTGGATTGCTTGGCTATATTGATGCAGGACTTAGCAGGTTTATAGAAACAGATTATAAAATCGATTTAAATATGTCGATGGGGGAGATTCTTCATGAGTTACAGGAAAGTACCAGCATAGATCAGCTATCATCCGATTTGCAGCGTGTGGCAAAAGAATATGAACGGCATTCTAAAAAGCAATAAAGTAAAATGAAAATAGTTGAAGCCATACAAAAAGACGAAGAAATTAAAACGTTAAAAAGGGAGTACAAAGAAAAATATCATAAGAATGCTCCACCATATAATTATGATCAGTTTAAAGGGCTGGATGATTATAAAGCATATCTGCGGAAGCAGTTGGAGAAATAAGTATGATTGATTTATATTTGAAAATCAAAATCGGATGCTTTGTCATATCGGTGATATTTTATGTGGTATGCATCATTTATACAGTTTGGAAAAATAGACACTGATACCACTGGTCAGAAATGGTTGGTGGTATTTTTGATGGAGAAAATAAGTATGGATAACACAGTATATATTGGAGTAGTAGATACGAAGAAAAAGAGCCCATCATGTGATGTGGAAAACTCCGTTGTGTATGCAAATTCTACAATTACGAACAGATATTCAGGGATTGCCAACAGATTGATTACGTCTTTATGTGTTCAGGAATGTCTGGATAATGCAGAACGGTTTCGTATTGAACATGCATTATGGGATACGGGTGCATCTGGCTCGTGTATTTCAGAGCGGATGGCAAGAAAGATGGGGCTGCATCCGGTTGATACAGGGGTGGGGATAAGTTCAATCGGGCAGCAGGATATTTTATATTATATCGTTGATGTCCGATTGTCAGATGACATTGTATTTAAAAATATGAAAATTGCAGGCTTCCCTTTGGAAAATCACAATGTGGATTTTATAATTGGCATGGATATCATTGCGAAGGGGAATCTGACAATCAGAAACAATAACGGAAAGACGGAAGTAGAATTTTCAATTTAATAAATAAGTACAGGATAACACATAGCAATATGTGTTATTTTTATACCCATTTTTAAGAAAGGAAAAGGTAAAAGAACATGATTATCACAGGAATGGCACACTTCGAGAGTGTTGCACAGAAGAAACTTGTTGAATGGTACCACAAGAACAGACCGTAGGTACAGATTGATCGGAGCAATGTTTTTGTGGTCTGGTCTTGCAAAACACTCCAGAATTATAAATGTCTGGCATCTACCACAATCAGTGGGGACGGCATCTATGCGGAGTACACCTATAACGGTGACAAGCAGGAACTGTATGAAGATGTATATGGAAAATTAACCAATACATGCCATACAGAAGAATAGGAGGTAGAACATGAAGAAATTATTTATCAGCCAGCCAATGCGTGGCAAAACGGACGAGGAAATCAAGGCAGAACGTGAGAAAGCAGTCGAAGCGGCATCTGGACTGGTGGGAGAGCCGGTGGAAGTGATTGATTCGTTCTTTGAAAAAGCACCAGCGGATGCAAAGCCCCTGTGGTTCTTAGGAAAATCTCTGGAACTTCTGGCAGATGCAGATGTAGCTTATTTTGCACCAGGCTGGAGCGATGTCCGTGGTTGCATCATCGAACACGATTGTGCGATTGCGTATGGAATCAAAAGTATTGTCGCATAGAAAGGCAGGTGATCCGAATATCTCCCAGCTATGGGTAAAATAGCATGCAGCACCCGCAAGGGTGTTTTTCTTATGTCCTGAATCATGACAATAAACTGATTCATGTCATATTCGTCAGTGATGACGTAAAACATCAGCAAATATCAACTGTAATCGAGACATAACTCGTAAAAATTGTAGGATGAAAGGAACAATGAGATGACATTAGAGGAATTATTAAAAGGACAGAATCTTACAGACGAACAGGTAACCGCAATCATCGATGGTATGAAAGAAAATAAAATCTTCACAGCTTCAGAGGAAAATTTGGACATCAGATACGGAAAATTAAAGACCGATCATGATGATTTGGCGGTAAAGGATGCAGAAAGCCAGAAATTGATCGAAGAACTCCAGAAAGCGACAAAAGGACAGGACGCTGTTCAGGCAAAGATTACAGAGTATGAAGCAACCATTGCGCGGCAGCAGGAAGAACTGCAGCAGGCAAAAACGGAAGCTGCATTAAAGGTGGGACTGCTTTCTGAGGGAGCAAAGGCAACTGACATCGATTATCTGATCTTCAAACTGAATCATGACAGCGACTGGAAGCCGGAACTTGGCGAGGACGGTCAGATCAAAGGATTCAAAGACAAAATGGAGTCACTGAAAACGCAGTGCCCGAACCAGTTTGAGACAGCTTCCGGTGATGGTGATGACGGATACAAACGCATGGATGATGGAAAGCTTCCGGGTGGCGATGATCCAAAAGATTCTGTAACAAAAGAGGATTTTGCAAAGATGGGCTATAAATCCAGAGTGGATCTGAGAGAAAGCAATCCGGATTTATATGAAAAACTGACAAAGTAAAAGAAAGGATGAATGAGAATGGCAGATTTAAGCAAAACTACAACCCTTGTAAATGGTGACGTATTTGATCCGCAGGTTGTGTCTGATATGATCAATGCGAAAGTGGAAAAGAAAGCGGTAATGACCGGGTATATCACAGTGGATAATACATTGCAGGGACAGCCGGGCAGCACGGTGACAATTCCAAAATGGGGTTACATCGGTGAAGCAGAGGAGTATGCAGAGGGAGAGCCGATCGACAAGAGCAAAATGGCATTTACTACAGCATCTTATGGTATCAAGAAAATCGGTAAAGGTGTCCGCCTGACAGACGAGGCGCAGCTTTCCGGTTATGGCAACCCGATGGGAACAGCGGTCAACCAGATTGCAATGTCTATCAGCGAAAAGCTGGATAATGATCGTGTAAAAGTCATGTATGAGTCTCCGAATATCGTAGATGATACATCTGCAGTGATCAAATATACCGCAATCGTTGATGGTGTGGATAAGTTCGGCGAGGAAGAGGACAGCAAAAAAGTAATTTTGATCCACTCCAAACAGAAGACGCAGCTTCGAAAAGATCCGGATTTCATTTCCGCAGATAAATACGAGTCTGGTGTGATGGTAAACGGTTCTATCGGCAGAATCGCAGGCTGTGATGTTGTAGTATCCAACAAAGTGGAAAGCTATAAAGAATGGTACAAGATCGACAGTGCCGGTAAAGAGGTTGTAGAAAGCGGCGGAGACGGCAGTACTAAGTTCAATCTCTCAGACGTTATCAAATCCCTTCCGTTTGCAAAAGTCGGTGACAAGGTAACAAAGGTGACAACAGAAGCATTTTTCAATCCGATTATCAAACTGAACAATGATGCAGAGACAGAGGATGATATGCCGGCGATCACTTACTTCCTGAAGAGAGGAAACCTTGTAGAGCATGACCGTGAGCCGGGTGTTGCTGACGATATTGTCTGCACAGCCTACGGAATGCCGGCACTGACTAATGATGAGAAGGTTGTGATCTTGAAGGTAAAAGCGTAAGCAGAAAAGGGGTGATGCGTTATGATCATGTCTGTGGAGGAGTTTCGGGCTTATGTGCCGTCTGCGGCGGAAACACCGGATGTGATTCTGGAAGGGAAGCTGCAGGCAGCAGAACTTATGATCCGGAAGTATACGAACAATAATTTCCAGGACAGGAACAGACGGTTCATTACCGGGATATCTGATAGGGCATTCACAGAGACATATCCATACATCAAAGAAGGAGATACGGTCCAGATTTCAGAATCAAAGCTGAATAACGGGCTGTATCTTTTTTCAGCCCAGAACATGGGGCTTATGGATGAGGAGCATTGCATGGTGACCAAAGTGGTATATCCGATGGATGTGAAGATGGGTGTTGTGAATCTGTTGAAATGGGACCTTGAGAACCGGGACAAGGTTGGAATACAGTCTGAAACAATTTCCCGGCACGCTGTGACGTATTTCAACATGGATGGTGACAATTCTACCGTCGGATATCCAAAGTCCCTGATTGGCTTTTTAAAACCATACAGGAAAGCACGATTCTGAAAGGCGGTGGAACGATGATAGGTGGAAATACAATCGCACAGCTGCAGATCAGCACATCTGAGAAAACTGAAATTGGTGCCGGAGTGAAACGCTGGTCAACAGTTATGGAACTTTCCGGATTTCTGGATCTTTCCTCTGGTGATAGCAAATACACCACATACAATGCAAAGGTGCAGGAATCTTCCCATATCTTTATCTGCGACTGGAAGCCGGTTGATGCGTCGATCAAGGCGGAGAACAGCCGGCTGCTGGTAAATGGTGGTGTATATGATGTCATGCTGATCGATGATCCGATGGGATTGCACCGGCAGCTTGAAATCTATCTGCAGTACAGAGGTGGTCAGTAATGTCAGTGAAATTTGAAGATAATTCCATCAAAGTAAAGGCTGCATTGAATCATGCCACCATCCAGTGGCTGTACGAAGCGTCCGGTGAACTGGAAGCGCAGGTAAAGCGAAATACCAGAGTTGATACAGGACAGACAAAAGGATCCTGGACTTACAAGGTGGATGAAGCAAACGGTGAGGCAATGGTCGGCAGTCCGCAGGAAAATGCGATCTGGGAAGAGTTTGGAACCGGTCAGTATGCATTGAACGGTGATGGCAGAAAGACAGCATGGAAGTATCAGGACCATGCTGGAAATTGGCATACCACAACCGGTAAAAAGCCAACCAGGGCACTGAATAAGGCTTTCAATTCGTCGAAAGTGAAATTGAAGAAGCTGCTGGAAGCAATGCTGAAAGGAATGGGATAATGACAAATGCAGGATTAAAATTTATAAATGATGCGATGGCATCAGCACAGATTCCATATGAATTTATGGAATATACATCATCCATTGATTCCATTTCTGCATACTGGGTAGGTGAATATAACGAGGTTGAGTCATTTAACGAAGACGGACAGCAGGAAACGCAGTTTATTCTGACCGGCACGGGAAAAGAATGGGATGAACTGGAAGCGCAAAAGAACAAAATCAAAAAGTTATTCCCTAGCATACAGGGCAGAAGGGCAATTCTTGGGGATGGATCAGGGATTGCTGTTTTTTATGGAAATGCATTCCCGATTGCAACGGTGGATGGATTCCTGAAACGGATACAGATTAATTTAACAGTTAAAGAATGGAGGACAGAGTAAATATGGCAGCAGATTGGACAGAATTTGCAGTATCAGGTGTATCAGAGACCACACCGCAGAACATCATGCTTGGTGCAGGTACTTTGTATAAGAATTTTACCTATGAAAAAGCGCAGAACAAATGGAAAGGAACGATCCTTGGTGCGACTTCCGGCGGCAATAAGCTGACAATCAAACCGGAGACAACGGATATCCCTGTTGATGGTGTTACAGTCAAAGCAAAAGGACTGGTTCAGAAGATCGGTGAGACAGCACAGATTGAAACAAATATGGTGGAGATCACGAAAGAGTTCCTGCAGTCCACGGTGATCGGACAGACTGGAACATCGGAAGACGCCAGATTTGATGTGATTGAATCCAAGGCACTGATTGAGGATTCTGATTATATCGAAAACTTTGCCTTTGTAGGATTTAAGACAAACGGCAGCCCGATCATTATCGTCTTTGATTATGCAATCTGTACAGATGGTCTGGAATCAGACAACAAAGACAAGGAAGCGTCTGTGATCCCGGCAACCTTCCAGTGTGTGGCTGATCTGGTAGCTGGCGGCAGCACAAATAAGCTTCCGTATCATATCTATGTGCCGAATGCATCTGCAACACAGGCCACACAGGGAACACAGAAAGCGGTAAAAGCGTAGGAGGTAGTTGAACAATGAGTGAAACAGTTGATGAAACTGAAAAGAAGTATGAATTGAGACCGTTGGCAGCTTCTGATCTGGGAATGGTGTGCAAAATCATTTCTGAAATCGGTGTGAGACAGTTCAAAGAGTGTTTCAATGTCGACCAGATCAAAGAAAGCATGAAAGCAGATGCGGATAGAACTGAAGAAACGGAAGATTTCAAGGAAGCAAAGGATACCAGACTGGAATCCATTGGTTTCAGTGTGGTATTCGACATTGCCGGTATCGTAATCTCCAATATTCCGGCAGCAGAAGCAGACATTCAGAGATTTATCGCTTCTCTGACCGGATTGAATGTGCAGCAGGTAAAGGCATTGCCACTGGCAGACTATGGCGAGATCATTCTGGATGTGGTCACAAACGAGGATTTCAAAGATTTTTTCAAACGTGTCATGAAATTGTTCAATCGATAGGATACATTAAATATATGGATTTGCTGTCTCAAAGATATGCAGATCCATATTTGATTTTAGATGATTTTATTCGATTGCAGCAGCTTCATGAGTTTTTGGAAACGATCATGCAGAGCATTGCAGAAGAAAAGGTGCAGGACATCCAGTGGGAATATTATCTGCATAAGGTATGGGATATGTCCTTTGAAGAGTATGTTGCAGCCTGCGACAGAGAAGCAAGGCCAGCGCAGACACCGACATTGGAGAAGGGGGACATTGTGCAGATCATCGAGGAGTCAAACAGTATTCTGGATGGATTTGTATTGGAACCATAATTCTGAACATGGAAAGAAGGTGAGAAATAGTTGGAATTATTTAAACTTTTTGGAACGATTGCCATAAATAACGGCGATGCAAATAAGGCGATTGATGATACGACAGGGAGAGCTGAGAAATCCGAATCCAGAATGAGCAGTGCTTTTAAAAAGATTGGTGCTGCGATCACTACCTACTTTGCAGTAGATAAGTTGGTTTCCTTTGGAAAATCCGTAGTGGATACCACAGCATCTTTTGAAGATGGAATGCTGAAAGTACAGTCCTTGTCCGGAGCAACGCAGGATGAATACCAGAAGTTGTCTGATGCAGCCTTAAATTATGGCTCCACAACGGCTTGGACGGCTAAAGATGTTTCAGATGCAATGGGTTACATGGCTTTGGCAGGTTTTGATACAAATGAAATTCTGGAATCGACATCCGGAATGCTTTCTCTGGCATCTGCATCCGGTGAAGATCTGGCTACGGTTACAGATATTCTGACCGATTCCATGACGGGATTTGGAGACAGCGCATCGGATGCAAGTCGATATGCGGATGTACTGGCTACGGTCCAGGCAAAGTCAAATACCACAGTCGGTGATCTGGGAGAAGCATTTACCTATGTTTCTTCACTGGCAGGTACCTATAAGTATTCTCTGGAAGATGTATCGGCTGCCTTGGGAACGATGGCGAATGCCGGAGTAAAAGGCTCCATGGCAGGTACTTCGTTATCCAGTATCATCACTCGTCTTGGAACCAATACCAGTGGTGCACGAGATGCAATTAAAGCACTGGGAGTTGAATTTTATAACCAGGATGGTACAGCACGCAGCTTGGGAGATGTTATCAAAGACCTGTGTGATGCGACAGAGGGCATGGATGTGGAACAGAAAGCCGCTCTTGCATCAACGGCGGCCGGTGCAGAAGCTCAGAAAGGTTTGCTGGCCATTTTGAATCAGGGATCCGGCGCATATACAGATCTTCAGGAAAAGCTGAATAACTGTACCGGAGCGGCCAATGACATGGCTTCTAATATGGAGGCTGGTCTTGGAGGAGCCATCAGAAGTATGTCATCTGCATGGGAAGGATTTAAAATCAATCTGGGAGAGAAATTTGAGGAACCTCTCGGAAATGCAATCCGGAATGTAGCATCCTGGCTGTCAGAAACGGCAACACCAAAGCTTATGGATTTTATCGACCGGGCTGTAAGCGGATTTGAAACATTAAGAGAGCACCTTCAGCCGGCCGTTGACAAGATAAAGGATGCCTTTGATCATCTGGCAACAGCTCTCGCACCAATCAAAGAGAAAATAGATGAATATGTATCCAGCGGTAAGGCAGCGGAAGATGCATCGAATTTGTTGGATACAGCATTGGATCTGGTTGTTGGTGCGCTTGAGGTGGCTGCTGACAGTATCAATGTCCTGAGTGACTTTATCGAAAATATCATTCAGGGATTTAAGGACATGAAACAGTGGTGCAGCGAAAATAAGACTGCATTGGAATTACTGGCAGTGGCGGCAGGAACGATCACTGGACTGATCATTGCGGCAAATGCCAGTCAGATTGCCCTGAATGCAACTATGGGAGTCGCAAATGGATTGCTGATTGCCGGATCCGTAGCGGAAGGCATCATGAGTGCGGCAACCACCATTTGGTCCGGTGTATGCACGGTAGCTACCGGAGCAACCACGGCTCTTGGCGCAGCATTTACATTTCTTACATCACCGA